CACTGAGTGCTCTGACACAACTTGGACTTTGGTGAAGTCTCCCTTCAGCTTGTAGGCTGACTGGTAAGGGCTGTGCTTCCCAAGAAAGGACTGATGAAGCATGTGTTCAGGAGGAACAATGCACTGTAAGGTGTTTGGGAATCCAGAGGTGAACACATTGTGCAGTTCTGCAATTACTTGTGCACACATGTTCTTGCCTGTGGTCCTTAGGTTCATCAGGTTCCTGATGGCTCCTGTTCCTTCCTTAGCCCTTTCTGGATTTGCAACTGGAAAGAGTCCAAAGCATGTTATCATTTCTGAGAGTCTGCTCTCTGTCAAGACAGCTGGATGCATGTACATTCGATTCTCATCAAAGGACCTCAAGGCAAAGCTGTTTAAAATGGAAGTTGACCAGTTGTAGGCCATGCTGTGGAGCATCTCATCCACCTTTCTCGGACCAATAGGGCGTTGTCCAAGCTCAAACAACCACTGAGAAAAGATAGGGAAGGTCCCTACACCTATGTTTGCCCTCCAGAGCCAGTAATGGGCAGAGAACACAACGTCCATGGCAGCCATCTGTTGATAGTACTTGCTTGTGGTTGTGCTGTTTTTGGAATCTTCAATGAGTTTTTCAGCTTCAGTGATACATGCATCAACCTCCACAGCAATTCTTGTGACTGCTTCTGATCTGACTCCCTTGGCATTACACTCAACTAGATTGGCACCTAAGAGCTTGAGTGCCTTGAGGATTTCCTTGGCCTTTGCAATGGCGCCAATCTTTTTGGTCTGCTCTAAATTTGCTAGAGCAGTTGCTCCCAGTAGGTTCCCTTTGGAGTTTTGCTTGGTCCACGAGCCCCATGTAGGAGGCATTGTAGACTCAATCTCTCCCTCAACCCACCTTCTGGTCCACTCAATATGGGCCTCCTTGCCTTGGCTTTCCTCTCCAGGGATTGTTCCATTGAACATTGCTTTTCTCTTTGCGACCATATCCTGTGCCATCCTGAGGATTGTTGGAGAGAAAGAGCCATCCACAACATAGCGAGTTGTCATCTCGCCAGTCAGGCTCTGTGTCAGGGGGAGAATTTCATAATCAGTGAATGTTCTCCATGACTGTGCACACTCCTGATAGTCGCTAAGCTGAGGAAGCTCAGGCATTTTACCTTTCAGGGTGTCATAGCTGCTGTGCCACGAGACAAACTTGGGATTCGCAATGTTCTTGTCGAACCACTCTTGAGATTTTGTGATGATGTGATTTGAGGCTGTCCAGGCAAACTCTTTATAAGGAGCAAAGTTCCTTGTTGCCTCAACAACAGCCCTCCCGAAGATGGCATTTTTTTGACGGTCATTTTTGGTCTCCTCCATTTGGACTTTGAAGAGCCCAAGGTTTGGTGCCTTGTCGCTAAGGCATTTGGAATATGTGTTGATGCTGAACAGGGGAACCCTCTGTTCAAAGGTTTTAAACCAAGTTTCAAGTCCCTCCTTGGTTTCAAATTTGAGCTCAGACAT